AACCGACGTAAAAATCGCAATAAATAATACAAAATACAATTACAAAATACAATTACAAAATACAAAATACAAAATAAATAAAAATAAAAAGTTTTAATTCAATTATTGATAATTAAATTAAAATTACAAACAATATAAGAGACGCTAAAGACATTAGACACCATACTTCACCCTGAATTCTTCCGGTGTCAAAATAGGAACATCTAATTTACGCGCATCATTCGCTTTTCCAGTATCTTCATCTTTATCTTTCACAAGAACTGCAAATGTATTTTTACTCACGCTTGTGCCTAATTTTGCGCCTACATTTTTTAATGCCGTCGTCAATGCATCATCTCTGAAACCAGTCATAACAACACTTTTTTTATAAAGTGGGTGACTTGTATTCATTTCCAAAGCCAATGCGGGCCCGGGCCCACCAGATTCTATCTTTGCTTCCAAACCGCATTCTTTCATAAATTCTAAAAACGCTGGAATATTATTTACAAATAGTTCTGCTGTTTTTCTTGCCATACCTTTCACGCCAACGACCTTTGCAATTTTTTCTTCAACAGAATCACTTGAAGTTAAAATATCCGGAAATGCTTCAAGTATGGGTTCAATTTTCTTCTCACTAATACCTCTACCAAATACATTTGAAGCTGCCATAATCGTCAAAAGAGATGCACTAGATAACTTATCTTTAATGCCTTCGTATATCTTCGTTGCGAGTCTCTCCTTGAAACCTTCTACTTTCAAAAAGTCCGCTTTTTTCATATGAATAATTTTTGGAATGGTATCATGGCCGCTTTCAATAATGCGTGAGACGTTACCGGTGCTTAATCCATCAACCCCTATTCCACGAAAGAACGCAGTTATATTTTTTTCTCTTACAATTAAATCTTCGCTAAAATCCTCCAACATAACATCCACGTGTGTTTGATTCCATTTATAAGGCACACCTGGCATTTTTGCAGTTTCTGCTGGTATAGTAACATCTTTAATGTATGGAATAACATCTCCGCTTCTTATTATCTCAATCATGGCTCCAATACCAATTTTTTTTTGTTGTATAAAAGCTCCGTTAAAGCCCGTAGCGTATTCAATTTTAACACCTCCTAAATGAACAGGCTCGATCTGTACACGAGGCTTTAAATACCCGTCTTTACTTGGTGCCCATAAAACATTAACAACCTTGGCTTCAGCTATTTGATCGGATAAAACCATTTTAAATGCAAAAGCGTGATCTGGATTACCCGATTTTCGCAAGACAATAATATCATCTGTAACTATAATGCCATCTATTTCATAGGCATAGTTTTTTCTCCAATCCACCAACTTATCAGAGAGCATTTCATTTGTGAGAGTTTTTTCGATGTCATGTAAAACAACATTTACGTCGAGCGTTTTCAGCATCTCCATTTGCTCAATCGGTTTCAATTCTGGTTTAATTACTTCGTAAGCGACAAAATCAAGATCATTTGCTTTTTCATCAATTGTTATACGATTTACAATACCGGAAACTAAATTACGAGGATTCGCGAATTGTGTCTTGTACTTTCTTTCAAAAACAGATTTGGGCATAATGAATTCGCCACGGATAACAATTCCCTTTTTTTTGGGTAAACGTAAGAATGGAATCAAATGACTTACATCTTGGCCAACCTTTCCATCACCTCGCGTATATAATTTTGGCGTTTTGCCTTCTGTCGTATAAAGACCACTAACACCATCTAATTTACATGATAATACATAAGGACCTTTATATTTTTGCATCCAAGTAGCTAAAGCACCAGAATCCGGTTTTATTTTATCCATTGATGCCATTTCATACGGCAACGTTGCTTTGTTTTTTGTTACAGGTGCTCCAATTTGTTTTGCAATTTCATTAGATGGAAAATGTTCTTCAAGAAAATCTTGAATAATATCATATTCTGTATCACTAATTATTGGTTCTAGATTGCGATAAGCATTATTTGCAACGTTTAACATTTGTGAAAGTTGTTGTTCTGTTAATATTTTCAAGATAGGGAGACCTTCTTTTTTGAAGGCTTGAATTAAATCAGTAATACTTGATTCTTCTTCCATAATCTCGAGCTTGTTTTTCTTAGTATCGCCTTCTGTTTTTTTTGAACCAACACGTTTTTTCATAGTTTTGGGTTTTAGTTTTGGTTCTATAACGATATTTTCATCTTCAACCATCAAAACAGGTTTCGCGCTTTTAGGCTCGTCAATTTTTGTTGCTTCTTGCTTAAGTGCAAAAGGTCCTGGTTTTTCGTCCAATACCAAACTTGCAGCAGTAACATGGTCTTCCTTAATAACAACCGCTCTACCATCTACTCTCTCCTGAGGGTCTTTATATTCCATTTTCAAAAAATCAAATATGTCTTTTTCAGTATTAAAGACGTGCGAAATTTTCTCTCCTTTTGTCTTGCCTTCCATTTTATACATGCCGTGTTCATTCATTGAATATCCTAATGTCTGGGCACGTTGTCGCATTATCGTATTGAAAATCTTGCTTCCGGTAAAGTATAATACAGAAAATGGGTATTCTTCTGGCCCTGTATACAAAAAGTCGACGCGTCTTGCATGTTTTTCACCTGGCAACTTTGTAATTACCAAGCATTTTGTCGGACCGCGCGATAATACATGTACTATCAATTTTCTCTCTATCAATTTGTCAATAAACGTTTTAAACACTTTGCTATCTGTTGACGTGATTATCACATCAATATCGCCGGAAGATTCCGCGCCGCGTCTGTAACTTCCCACAATTTCCAATTTTGCATCACTATTTTTTATGCTATCAAAAATCTCACTGAAAATCTTATCATATTCTACAATTTCACTTCGCGGTATTCGCTCCAAAATATCTTCATAATATTTTAAACCTACCCTTTGGATATCATTTAATTCGTCTTGGCGTGCCCGTAATTCAGAAATTGTTTTGATTCCCTTATCTACCAACTCTTTTGCCTTCTTTGGTCCGACACCATAAATTTCTGCAAATATATTCACTGGATTTCCCTTCTCTCGTTCCAAAACAGCCAAAGTTCCTGTTTCGGTAAATTCATTCAGTTTTTTCATTATTGTTGGGCCAATAGCAGGTTTTCCTTGCAATTGTTTTGGATCAGTTATTGAACCAGGATATGTCATGATCGTTTCTTGTGCTTTTTGGTAAGCCCTAGCACGATGTACTTCGCCTCGTGACATCATAATTTTTGATAATTTTTCCAACACATCAGTAAACTTTTCATTTAATCGTTCTCCTTCCATTGTTCTTGGTTGCGGTTTTGGTAGTTTTAATTCTTCGGGTATCTTTAAATCAATTTTTTCTTCATCGGAAGGGCTTGCTTCAATTAATAAAATAGGCTTTCTTTCTAATTTTTTTGGTCTGTGTTTTATTGTTTTTCTCTTTTTTTTCCCATGAGAAGAAGAAGTCAGTTTTTTCAGTGTTTTCACTCGTTTTGAAGATGATGACGACGACATAATTACTAATTGTTTTTTAGGCTTTTGTTTTTTCCCATCTTTTTCCATGTTTATATTTATATTATATTTTAAAAAATTTGTTTTTAAATATAATTACTACTTTCCTACAAACTTGAAGAGCCTATTCAAATCATGTGAATGTCCCTGATTAGAAATATTAATATTATCTGTTGAAAATAATAGTTTTTTTGATTTAATTTGACTGATTCTTTGGCGTTGTTTTTGTATTTCTATTTGACGTTTGATCATTAATATTCTATGCTCTTGCGGTGTTAATGGTCTCCTTGGTATTTGTGAAACCTCTTCTTGTTCTTGATAATCTTTAAAATATTTATTATGAATATAACTATTTTGATTTACTTGTCTTCCATAAGGTACTTGCACCTGATAATTTGCCTCTTTAGGTGTTGGTTCTATTAATTCTAATTTTCCATCTTTCACGCGCATATTCATAGTTTTCAAAATATCATCATAGGAAATTTCTTTTTTTTGTGATTGACGGACTCTTATTTGTTGTTGTTGTTGTTGATGTTGTTGCGGTTGTTTGATAATAGGCTTTGGCATTATTTCATTTGTAACAGATCTGTCTTTTACTAAATCTTTTTGGTATTCTAAATTATCGTATTCATTTTCGTCTTCATCACTAAGGACGTCTTCAATTATGAAAGTATGATTTGACTCTTCATTAAACTGAACACTCATTTATTTATACTTTTAAAAAAGAATAGTAAAAACTCTTTATTACTGGTTAAATTTTCAATGAAGACTTTTGTATTATTTTTTATCTAAATAATCACGAATTATAACATGTTCATCTATGTTCTTAATTGGATGAAATATTTTGTCTTTGTTAAATTCTTCTTTATTCCAATCTCGTCTCCAGTGTATTTGATCTAATTCTTCGCAGTTTTCATATAGTAAATTGTTTCTGTAGGCAATGGAAATATACATTGCTTCAATAAAAAAAAGCCGTTTGCTTTCTTTTACATATTCGTCAATATGAAATAACAGGGTTTTTGACATGCGGACTGCACATATTTGAGACTGAAAATAAGGAGGAGGAAACGCTACATGTATTGCTGGCCAAAACCATTGCCATTCGCCTTCCTTAGGTTGAGGATTTTTTTCTTTGCACAAAATATCAGAATTTGGAAATTTTGAGTCAATATTCAATATAGTTTTTTCATTATATAAAAAAACATCATCTTCTAAAAACCATACCTTTTCATAATTTGTGTTTATATTTGTAAAAAAATATAATGCCCTATCCCATGATATTATTTCATTAAATTTTAAAGACGATGTTGGCATGTAACTTGAATAAATATAGCCACTTTCAATGCAATCTTTATCTTTAATTTTTATAAAATGGATATTGGGATATTTTTCTTTTAATGTTTCTGTATCAAATTCTAAATTATCAATTACAATATAAATATCATAATTGAGAAATTTTGATAAAAAGTTTATCCATATTTCATTTGGATTGATAGTTAGCAAGCAAACAGCATTTTTCATTCTATTTGTATATAAATTAAAAATACAAATAGATTTTAAACGATTAAACAAAAATATTTATTTATAATTTTAGAATATTCTGATTTTGCTCCACTTTTCTTAAAGGTAGAAAAGGTCTACACCATTGAATATTTAAAATGGAACTTTTTATTCAAAATGCTTATTAAGTTTATTATAACTATTTAAATTATTTAATTTACATATTTTATGTGTATCACCATATTTTCCATTACAACCTGTTGATTTGGTACAAACTTCCAAACACTCACCCATTTTTTCTACCCATTTTATGTATTTTTCATTTATAATTTTGTTATTATCTGTTTTAATATATTTTTGATTATTTTCCATTATAAAGAAATACAATATTATAGTTTTATATTGTTTTTGTACCATTTTAAATCTTCAATGGTACAAATGTAGATTTTGCTCCACTTTTCTTACAAGTGGAAATGTTGGTTTTGCTCCACTTTTCTTAAAAGTGGAAATGTTGGTTTTGCTCCACTTTTCTTACAAGTGGAAATGTTGGTTTTGCTCCACTTTTCTTAAAAGCTGAAATGTTGGTTTTGCTCCACTTTTCTTAAAAGTGGAAAAAGTGGAAAAAAAAGTATACGTATATTATAAATGCCCAGAACTTATATTAAAAACAAAGGAACAACTACATTTATATCTTCTGTTCCAGGATCCAATTGTTCTGGAAATGATAACTATAATAAAATAGATTGGAACATTGATTATGACGGAAAACGTGCTGATATTGAACTAGATATAAATTCAAATGGAACACCTAGACATCTTTATTTAGATTTGACTAATGAAGATTTAGCTAATATTTTGAATATACCCTCTTTTAAAATGCCACTAGAAGAGAGATTGATGACAGATTTTCCACTTGAAGAAATAGATACTACGATCCCATCTTATTTGAGAGATGACGTACCCATATCTTTATCTAGCATTGCGCCATTTTCTGGTTTACATGAAGAGACCTCTTTATCAAATGCAGATTTGTTATCTTCTCTAAAAGATGATCTGCCCGTTTCACAGACTGAAACACCTATTACTGATATTGATACATCTTATTTAAGCGACATCCTCCCCTTGAACCGCGCTTCTAGACCTGCATCGGTACACTTGCGCCAATATTCAAAACCTCATTCTCTCAAATTAGAAGAACTAATTGGTCCATTACACATTAAAAAGGAAAAATCGAAAACACGGCGTCGAACATCGAAACCGAAAACATTAGCTTCTTTGAAACATAAAATAATAACACCTAGACCTAGAACTTTGCGAATTGCATTAAAACCAAAATCGCACGCACAATCACTAAAACGAAGAAGACAACAGATTACTCTTATTTAATTGATGTTTTTTTGTAACTACTTCCAAAATCATGTTTTCATTATCGGAATGACTTCTTTCTCTCTTAAATTTATTGTAAACAATAACTTTATCTTTATCAATGTTTTTAAGGTAATATTGTGAGGCGTAAATAAGCTTACATAAAAATGTATCTTCATATATACATTCAATATGAAGTCCGTTGATTTTTTTGATAGTTTTAATGAATTCAGCACAATTAAAAGTTTCATTATCATTAAAATTCACAATAACAATACAATGGCTTCTGTTAAATTTAACACCATTTTCCATGTCATAATGATAATAATAAT